ACTTCGTAGAGACCTTCCGGCCCAGCCGTGAAAGAGCGGCCGTTGGCCTCGAATTTCGATCCCGCCTCGTGGTAGGCGGTCTTCGTGGGGCGAGCCCCGATCGAGGCCTGCCAGGGAAAATCGGCCTTCGAGGAGGCGAGGAAGTCGCGGACGACGGGACTGGTCGGCGGCATCGAAACCAGGCCGTCCACCTCGAGGTGCCCCTCGACGAGGGCGGGCGAGCCATGTCCCAGAGGCCGGGTCCGATCGTGGTCGGCGAGCACCGGCAGTTTCTTGGGGAGGGTGAGACCCTCGAGGTGCGCAACGACCGGCGCCACCCAGGCATCGATTTCGAGAACGCCGCCGGTGTAGGCGACGATCTTCAGGCGCGGGATCTTCTCGCCGCCATCCTCGGCGGCGGCGGCCTCCAGGACGGTGACCTCGCCGGGCAGGGCGAGTTCATCCGGAACCGTCTCGAGCGATGCCTCGATGCGGGCGGGCGTGCGCTTCCGTGCCCGGCCCGCCTTGCCGTTGGTTTTACGCTTCGCCATCGGCCGCCTCCTCATCGTATGCCGGCAGACCGGTGGCCAGGCGGACATAATGCTCGGCGAGATCTTCGGCGGAGAAGGCGGCGGCCTTCACCTGGGCGGGATCGGGCAGGTTGTGCTGCTTCCGGCCGGCTGCCTCCCGCTCGCGCTGCCGCTGCTCGTCTTCCCAATCGCGACCACGGTCGGCGTGGTACTCGGCCTCGGAGAGCAGGCCGCTCTTGACGAGATCCATCTTGGCGCGGGCCCAGCGGGGATCGATCTCCTCGATGCCGGGCCACATCCACCCGTGAGGGTCGGCCTCTTCCATCCAGTCGCCGGTCGGAATGAGGCCGGGCACACGCTTCGCCTCGGCGAGCCAGGCCGCCAGGATCCGGTCGAGGACGACGATGGCCAGGTCGGATTGGTCGATGTGGATGGAGCGCAGGTACAACTGGTGATCGAGCCGGCCAGACGCGTAGTTGTGTTTCGACGAGTCGAGGGCGGCGATGTTGCGGGGGATCAGAAGGCAACGGGCGACCTCGCTGAGGAGTTCAGCCTTGCCGTCGGGGTAGGTGGTCGAGGGCTGCTCGGCCCGCAGTTGCGAGACGTCCCAGCCTTCCGGCAGGTACGAGGCCATGTTGCGTTCGATCTCCTCGGTCAACCCCCCGAGACCAATGGGATTGCCCTCGCTATCCGTTTCCTGGCTGGTGGCGGCCTCGCCGCCGGTCGGGAAATCGGTCTTGTAGTAGGTCGCCAGGGCCGCCGCGCTCTCGGCGGCCGTGACGGTCGCGAGCGTGTAACGGCGCAGCAGGGCAAACAGCGGAAGCGCGGGGGCGAGGTCGGGGATGCCGCGCGATTGGCCCGGACGGTCGGCCCGGAACCAGTGGAGAACGGCGCGGGCGGGGACGCGGCGGTAGGCGCGGTTGAAATCGAGCGAGGCGGCGCCGGGATGCGAGTTCAGGACGTGGTACTTGGCGGGGTTGCCGTACCGGTCGAACTCGATGCCGTCCACGGGCTGGGCCTTCGTCGGCGTCCAGTTCGGGGTGGTGATCCGGTCGGCCTCGACGAGGCTGAGGTCGAGCCGAACGGAGTGGCCGTGGGCGGGATTGGTGACGAGCAGGGCGAACGCCTCGCCGTCGGTGGCCCGGGCCATGCGCATGGTCCGCAGTTTCTGTGCCAGGCCGGCGGCGCGGGCCCAGAGGCCGAACTCCCGCTCGATGCGGCGGTTGACCTCGGGGTTCTTGAAGAGCATCTGCAGGCGCGGACCGACGCCCACCAAATCGTCCGCGAGCGTGAGGACGATACCTTTTGCGTAACAGTTGTTGGCGGTCTCGTAGCGGGCCCGGTTCCGAAGCGTGGCCCGAACGGAGGGACTGGCAGCGGCGTCGGCCGAGAGGGCGTCGGCGTTGGCCCAGTGCCGGCGGTTCTCGGACGTCGTCCGGGCCGCGTCGTACCGGGCCCTGAGGAACCGCGCGACCTGCGCGGACGGCGCCCGCCGGCGGGCGTGGTTCGCTCGTTTGGACCAGGGCCAGTGCATCTCAGGCTCCGGGCGGAATCAATCGAACGCGGCTGAAGGCCTTGGCGGGGTGCAGGGCGCGGGCGGTCTTGGAGGCGAGGTATCGGTCGGCCGCGATCTGGTCTGCGAGGCTGTGCTGCCGCATCGAGATGGCGTCGCCGCGGGCCTCGGCGGGCCCCTGGGCGTTCTCGCGGATCGTCTGGTCGAGTTCATCTGCCATGCCGCGCGTCCAAAAAAAGGCCGTTCGGGTGTTCGGCCCCGAACGGCCTGGTGCCCTTCATGGCCTGGTTAGGCCGAGGGCGGCGCCGGCACTCGCGCCGTGGGCGCCGACGCTTGTATCGCATCCCATTATACGGTCACCGCCGCCGCATCGAACGAAGCGAGGGGGTGAATCGGCAAATCGTATCTACCCGTAGCGGTCGCGCTATACGGGTAGCGGTCGGGGAAAAGCGGTTTTTTCTTGACTCATCACGCCCCGGCGACCGGTTCGGCGAGACCGCCAGTACGTCTCGCAGACGGTGCAATAGGCGACGGTGCGGCCGGCGCTTCGGCCGACCTGGCCCTTCAAGAGGCGGGCTCCGCAGCCGGGGCACCAGCCGGGTCTCGCGTCGCGCGGCGGCCTCGCTCGCCCGGCCCTTCCGTTTCGCGTCCCCATCACGACGTGCCTCCGCTTGTGACGGTGTGCTCGACCGTGGTCAGGCGATAGCCGCAGTGTCGGCATTCGCGGCGGCGCTGGATGCGGCCGCCGATCGATCGGCGGGTATAGAGGACGTGGAAGTGCCGGCAGCCGCAGCGGGGACACTCGATGCCGCGCTCGTCTGCGGCTCGGTCGGCATCGTCAGGCGTCATCGGGGTCTCCTTCGCGCAAGACCGGCCCGGGAATACTGCCGGCGGCGGCCGCCGCGGGGCGCTTCGGCGCCGGGGACGGCGATGCCGGCGAGACTGGCGGCGACGGCGCAGCCGACGAGGCAGTCGAGCCAGTGGTTGTCGGGACGCGAGGGGCGCAGTTTCCATTCCTTGAGTGTCCGCCCCTGGCCCTGCGTCACGGCGTAGGTCTCGCTGCCGGCGACGTGTTCGGCGAAGAGCCGGTGCGCGGCCTTCGAGCGGCCCCAGAGGGTCAGGGCGCCCGGGTCGCCAGGCGGGATGGCCAGGGCCCGCGTGACAAATGTCTTCCAGTAGTTCGCGTCGAAGAGGATGTGCCTGAATTCCCGCGTGCCGCGCACGGCGGGAAAGTACCACTCGTGGCCGTGGACCTCGCCGGGCTTCTTCTTGTAGGCAGAAATCGGCCGCCGCGCCGCCGTGATGCCGACCCCCTTCGAGAGGACCATCGCCGACCCCCCGACCTTGTGCTTGACGGCCGCGACGAGGTCGGGTTTGTAGCCTGAGTCGACGAGGAGACGGTCGATGCGCGCAACGCCGGCCACCCCGGCCCTCGGCCATTCGCGGGCGAGCAGCCGACCGACCAGATCCTCGAGGCCCGCCAGGATCGCCCCGTCGGGTCCCCGGCCGGGCCAGGCCCGGCCGAGCGTTCGCGGGGCGTCGCGCATCGTGAAGTCGGACCGCTTCTGCTCGGGCCAGGTCCCGTAGTCGAGAACGTGACCGGTGAAGTCCGCCTCCCACGCACACGCCGCCCAGAACAGGAGCCGGTCGTGCACGTCGATGAAGGCCGTGACGTGAGTGGCGGCCAGCGGAACCTGGCCGCGGGGACGGCCGCTCGTGCGCTCCAGGACGTCGGCGGGGCGGATGGCCCCGTCCGGCGCGTCGTCCTCGGGGCGCGGGTCGTTCTGGTACTCGGCCCAGAACGTGGCCTCGTCGCGGTAGAGGAGGTTCATGGCATGCTGGACGGCGGAGTGTTCGCCGTCGTCGATGAGGGCGGGCCACGAGGCCTTCGCGCCCTCGTCCATCTCGGTCCGGTGCTTCGTGTAGAAGGCCCCGGCCTTGTCCGTCTCGGCCACCAGGTCATCGAGGCGGAGTTTTCGGTACTCTTCCCACCGCTTCTTCTCCGTCGGCAGCGCATACAGCATCGGGATCCGCTCGCCCTGCCAGTCGGGCGAGGCCTCGCGGTCCAAGAGACCCGAGGCGACGTCGTCGGGCGCGATGACCGTGACCGTGGCGACGGCGGCCATCCGTTTGCCGTGGCCGGCCATGCCGAGGACCGCCCCGTTGAGCAGCCGCAGGCGCTTCCGAACCTGGGTCGGGCTGCGGGCAATCTCGTCGTCCTGGGGATCGTCCACGAGCACGAGGTCGGGGCGGATGACCTGTTGTCCGTCCGGCTCGAGATACTGCTGTCCTCGGACACCGCCTCCCGTCAGGCCCGTCGCGGCGACGACGGCGCTGGCGCTCGCGCTGCCGGGGACCATGCCAAAGATCACGCGCCGCTGTTGCCATCGGACATAGGTCGGCCGGCCGCCGCACCTTTGGCCGAGACAGCGGCGGGGCTCACCCTCGAGGGCTACGAATGGCTGGACCTCCGGGCCGAAGTCCGCAAGCAGTCCATCGTTTTCGGTCAGGGCCGTCTTGGCGGTTTCCATCAGTTCCGTGGCCCGACCGGCCGAGACCGCCAGAATCACGGGGTATCGCCGGTGGCCATAGAGGACGGCCCAGAGGGCGGCGCCCCAGGCCAGACACGTCTTGCCGCCCTTTCGCGGCATGGCAAAGGCGAACAGACCGCCGACGAGGATGGCCCGCCCGAGGCGGGCGATGACCTTCAGATGGTCATCGGACCAGGCGAGGTAGAACGTTCCCGGGAAGTAGGTTTCGAGGAACCGCCGCAGGTCATCCCGGCAGGCCTCGTGCCGCTCGGGGTCGGCGCGGGCCGGAAGCGGGCCGATCTCCTGTCCGGCGCGTGTCCGCTCGGCCTGGGCGGCGCCGACGCGGGCACGGTGGGCGCGGTAGGTCTCGCCCGCATGGGCGGCCCGTTCGGCGGCCGCATCCAGGGCCTCGGCCACGTGGCGGACGAACCGCTTACTTCCCGGGGTCCACCTCGGCAAACGCTTTGGCGACACGCTCGCGCCACTCCTTTCCGGTGATCGCTTCGGCCGGCGTCGCGACGGTCTCCATGATCCGCACCATCCGCGCCGTCGCGACCTCCACGTCGCCCGGCGTCAGGACCTCGGCGGCCGGGACGTACCCGGCCTTGCGGATCGCCCGATCGAGCCACGCCAGGTCGGCCCGCCTCGCCCCCGCCGCCGATACCAGCTCGGCCAGGGTATTCTTGAGGTCGGCCGAGACGGCCGATTTGGGGCGTCGTTCCTTGGTCATGGTTGACACCTGGCCGGAACATTCCGGGCCCCAAGATGCGACGCCGGTCGTAAGTCACGCCCGGGGCGCTGCTTAGGGCGAAAGAAAAACTGCAGAATTCCGGCCCTTCGCCTTGTCTGGGGCCATTTCTCATGCCTTAATGTGTATGTAACGTGGGAACGCGAAAGGAGCCGACGATGAAGACGACCTACGACGCCCTGGCCGAACGCGAGAACCTGGCTTACGCTTTGGCCGCCTGGAAGACCGCTGGGTGGGTGGCCTCGGGCAAGGCGACCTGGTGGCACCGCCGGGCCCGCCGCCTCGCCCGGGCCTGCGCCGTGCCGCTGTCGAAGGTGATGGCCGACCTCGAGCGCGACGCCGAGGCCATCCTGGCCGAGGAGGAGGGCGAATCGCGTGTCGCCCCGGAAGACGCCTGCCCGGCCTGCGGCGAGGACCGCACCGATTGCCTGGTCTGGGATGATGACGGCGCTTCGGTCCAGTGCCAGACCTGCAGCAAGACGTACTCGCCGCCCCGGTAGAGGTGCCCGGCTGACGGGCCCCGCGCGGGGCCCCCAGCCCGGCAATTCCGCCGACAGGAGATGAGCCATGAAGAAGGCAGACGTCAAGGTAGGCGGCACCTACGCCGCCAAAGTGAGCGGGAAAGTCGTGCCCGTCCGCATCGACGCGGAGAACCCGCGCGGCGGATGGGACGCGACGAACACCGCCACGGGCAAGAAGGTCCGCATCAAGAGCGCCCGGCGTCTGCGGGGCGCGGTCCGCAAGGCGAAGGCCAGCAAGCCCCACGCCTGCGGCCAGGGCCTGAAGCCGGAGCACCTCCAGGTCGGGCACGTCTACAGCGTGAAGCTGAACGGACCGACCGGTGGGGCCCAGCCGGTGCTCATCACCGAGCAGACGAAGGACGGGTGGAAGGGTGAGGTCGTCGGCCTGGCCAAGCCCCAGGCGGTCACCATCACCGACCCCAAGCGGGTGCGGAGCCACTGCAAGAGCCTGACCGCCAAGTACGGCATGCCTGCCGCCCAGGCCGCTGCACGCGCGGGCGAGGCCAAGGCCGCCCGAGGCGCCCCGGACGCGACACGGGCCAAGGGGGGCCGCGAGGGGGCCTCCCAGACGGGTGCCAAGGCGGCGAAGAAGGCCAAAACGCCGCGCGAGAAGAGGCCGAGTCTGCTGGACCTGGCGGCCGAGGTCCTCGCGAAGGCCAAGGAGCCGATGGACTGCAAGGCCATCGTCGAGAAGGTCCTGGCGAGCGGGCGGTGGCAGACGAAGGGCAAGACGCCGGCCGCGACGCTCTACTCGGCCATCATCCGCGAGGTCGCCAAGAAGCCCAAGGACACCAGGTTCAAGAAGGTCGGCCGGGGCACGTTCGCCCATGCCGGGAAGGAGGCCTAAGCTATGGCAGCCACGACGACGCGACCCCCGCGTTTGAAGAACGGCACCCGCGTCCGCGTCCGAAGCGACCACTTCGCGGAGGAGTGCGACGCGGTCATCACGAAGGGCGAATGGGACGACGGCTGGCTCTACCGCGTGAAGGTGACCGCCGGCCAGACACCCAAGGACGCCCAGCATAAGGACGGCACCCTGTGGGTGTGGGACTTCGAGGTCACGCCGCTGTAGCCGCATCATGCGTCTCCGCGCGCCCCGGCCAAACCCGGGGCGCGTCTCCGGGGCGAGAAGATGATGGCCGGCCGCGACCATTGCCTCACGGTCTGCCTCCACTCCGGCGGAATGGAGCGCCTCTGGTCCTCCGGCGGCCGGTAGTACATGGCGAACGGCGTGGCGCCCGTCTCAAAGACCCACTCCAGGCGGTCCTCCGCCCATGCCGGCGTGTCGTCGCCGAAGCCGACGAGAACATAGCATCCGACCTTCCGCTGCGTCAGGCCCGCCTCCCGCAGCATCCTGATGGTCCGCTCCACTTGCGGCCGCTGCGAGGGCTGGTCATAGGCCGTGTATAGAATCTGCACGCGCATCCGGCCGAGCCGGCTGGCGAACCACGGCCGACACAACCGGGCATCGATGCCACCGGTGAACCGGGCGGCCTTCGGCTGCCCCTCGAGCATGTCCAGGACGGCCTCGACGTGGCGGCGCGGACAGGCCAGGAGGTTGTTGTCGAGGATGTCCCAGCCGGGTCGGATGGGCAGGGTACGCAGGCGCCCCTCGCGCTTCGGCACGAAGCAGAATGGGCACCGCCGGATGCACCCGCGGCTGGTGATCGTCATGCCCCGCTTGACGTACAGGCCCGGCTCGAAGTCGCCGACGGGTGAGTCGAACGCCGGACCGCCGAGGCGCACGCGGTAGCCCCGGGCGGTCCACGCCCCGGCCAGCCGCCGGGCCTCGGCCCGGTCCCACGTGAACGTGCAGGAGACGTGGACCTCGTCCGCCTCCGGCAGGGACGGCGGCGGGTCGCCGACGAAGGCCAGCTCGTCGCCAGGCGTCGCACTCGTGCGGCGTGGAAAGACGCGGGCGATTCTCATGCCGTGCCCTCCACCCTGGTATGCCTGCGGCTTGCGCCGTGGCCAGCGCGGGCCTTCTTCGCCCGCTTCGCCTTCTTCCCCGTGAACTGCTCATAGCGCTGGACGACGACGTCGCAATAGAGGGTGTCCAGTTCCATCAGGTACGCCCGCCGCCCCGTCTGCTCGCATCCGATGAGCGTCGAGCCTGAGCCGCCGAAGAGGTCGAGGACGTTCTGGCCGGGCTTCGAGGAGTACTGCATCGCGAGGACGGCCAGTTCGACCGGCTTCTCCGTCAGGTGGACCATCGACGCCGGGTTCACCTTCTTCACGTGCCAGAGGTCG